GTAGCAAACTAAAAGACCCCTTTCGTCTTGTCGTATCTAATACCTTTAAACCTTGGATCCCTTAGGACACCTTTAGAACTTAAAGTCATAGCATCTATCTGTACTATCTTGCCTAAAATTTCATCATAGTTAAACTCACTCCACCATAGTTTCCTTTGAGCATCCGATAGTCCACTTCCTACCTTAATAACTTTATCGTCCTTCCAACGACACACAAGTTTTCCCACCATACCTTTGTACTTGCCTTTACCTTCTTCCAAAGAGATAACTTTAAGGTCATAGGATACACCTTGCTTAACTTTAAGGATATTAAAGTTCCTCTTACCACCTTCATAAGGTGTATCTTGGCGTACCACAAGTCCTTCTTTGCCGTTCGCCCACTTCTCTTTAGCTAAGTCAAAGATACTTTTCTTGTCGTACATCTGTATTTGTTTTACAAGAAGAAGGTTACAAGGTGTTCCTGCATCCATAGCATAGTCATACCATTGTCCCCTTAATGCTAGAAGGCGTTCTGAATAAGGTGTATCTTCTTCTCCTCTAAATTCACCTATAGTTAAGTAATCATGTAAGTAAGCTCTAAGCTTCATATGTTGCCCTTTAGTATCCCTACACCATCCACTTATAGTAGCTTGAACAACACCAGGGCAGTAGGCTTCGAATATTACAAAGTTATGTTGTAACATCATGAGTTTTAAGTGTTCTTCAATATGCTTCATGCTTGTATATACTTCACCTGTACGACTATATATAGTTACATCATTACCATCATAGTAAGCTATACAATACACACCGTCATACTTTTCAGAAACGTATACAGGGAACTTTAAGTATCCTTTAAGCTTCTCTATGGGTTTCGCAAGTTGTACTAAATGTTTCTTATCTCTACCGCTTAGTTCCTCTAGTGTATAAGCCACAACGACACGCTCCTTTCTCTCTCATATGCTTACATGGGCATATAGTATCTTCATTCCTTGCATTTTGACATGGACAATACATACTCCCATGCTTAGACACTTGCATACTAAACTTATCAGACAACGTGTCTAACAGTTCTTCACTTCTTATTTTGTAGTTATTCTTAGCTGCATATTCTTTAAGTTTATTTTTTATTAGTGGTGTCATCACATACATATCCTTTCCTAATAAAAGTATCTTTGTATTTATTCCAATTTAGAGCTATGTCTACGACAATAGGAAATATCTTTATACCACCATATAGTGTAGTGACAAGAACACTTAAATGTTGTATTAGACCCTGCAAGACATTCCTAACTAATTTATATACATCATATAAGGTATATAAAGGTAAAAGTATAATATAACTCACAAGAATAGCTACTAAAATACGCATATATTTATTGTCTATGCTATTCATTACTTTACAAAATAATTCTCTTTGCTTATTTATTGTCATGAAATGTACATCCTTTCTCTTTACAATTCTCACAATTCAAAAATGAAGAGCCATACTTACCAAAGACTTCAGGTACTTCCCGTTGTAATTTAAGGAGTATTCGCTGAGCTAAGACTTGATGCTCCCTTAATGCTCTCTTACATAATCTCTTAGGTAAATATTCATACCATGCTCTGAAGTTTCCTGTGATAACCATAGAGGTCATAGCACCTTGTGGTAGTAAGTAAGCTGCATCCTCTAAAGACTCTCCTCTATCTAAAGCACACTGGTAGTCATACATAGCATCTCCAATAATAGTATCTATATCTCTTTTATCTTTAGAGGTAGACGGTATCATCATATTATCCACCTTAGTTCCCCTGCTGCTCTGTACAGTAAAACTCAAGTGTCTGTGCCTAGTAAGCTGTCCTAGTACACGAACACTGCACTCAACCTCAAAGGAAGCGTAGCAATGCTCTAATATAGACAAGTGACCACTAGCTATTATTGCTTGTACACCTTTGGTTGACACAATGTTACCATAGGGTTTACTACAGGCATGCTTGAGGACATTCATAGGTTCTTGCGTTATAGATATTAAATTAGTATATGGCATATTATTTTCTCTCTCTCTCTCTCTTAATGGCACTCTGCCCAATTCTTGCCTATCTTTCCGTCTGTATCTAATTGCACTCTAAAGCCAAAGTAAGCCTGTGAGTCCCTCATAGCTCCCTGAGCTTCCTTGAGTACCACTTCAGCTATCTCTTTAGTTCTACAGGCAACCTGTACTTCATCATGAACCCACGCCATGTACTGAAAATCTTTACCATGGTCGTATCCTAAATTTATAAGTCTGTCCTCTAAAATAATTATCCACTTCTTACATATCAACGCTCCGGCACTCTGCAACAATAGGTTTAAAGCTGAGTGAAGTGAACGTACCTGTAAAGGTCTACCGTCAAGTCCTAGAAGGTACTTACGTTTCCACTTAGTTACGTTGCCATGATATTCTTCAGCAACCAAAGCATTAGATATAGCTTGACGTAATTCAGCAAGAGCCGGTGTTTTCTTTAGGAAGTCCCTTTTAAGTCGCTTACCATCCTTAGCTGTACCACCTACAATCTTACCTATCTTCTCATCACCTGCTCCATATAAATAAGCATATATAAAAGTCTTAGCTTGATTGCGTTCTGTGAGTCCTGCTGCTTTTTGATTAGCAGTATGAATGTCACCTGTTAGTATTTCGTGGGCATAAGCTCCACCGTCATATGGAAACATAAAGTGAGCTAAACATCTAAGCTCTAAGCCACTCGCATCTGTTCCTGCTTGATACCAACCTTCAGGTACCGTAAATAAACCTCTGCACTCCTTACCGTATGCATGGGATACCGCAGGTACCTGAGCTACATTAGGGAATGAATGAGTAGCTCTACCGGTTACAGCTCCGCAAGGGTTTACTGAACCATGTATTCTACCATCCTCTTTAACCATTTTTAGCCACGCATTTTTACCATCAGCTATCTGTCCGAGAAGTTTAGAAGCAGTTAAGAACTCTGAAAAAGTGCTTGCAAGTTCCTGAAGTTCCTTAGGGACTTCTTCTGCTATCTTTAGGTAATTAAAGGTTTCCTCGTCTACCTTCAATGTTTCAGCTTTGTATAAGTCAGCATTTGAAGGTGTACATTTATAGTAATCAGTTATAAGCCACTCTATCTGTTGACGACTATTAGGGTTAAAGTCTTTGTATCGTTGAATAGGCACACCTTTAATGTAACCTAACTTTGCATTATCTCTTTTTGGTATGAATACCTTATCAGGCACCGCTGGAACTAACTTCCGTATCGTTGCTTCTAATACAGCACTTCTTCCCCGGAGCGTCTGTTCTAACTCCTGTGCTTTAAAGACATCAAAGGTAAAGCCATTTCTTTGTTGCTTAGACATAAGCCATTCAGCCTGTAGTTCTAAGTCTATTGCTTTTTGGGGATATATAGTTTTAGTTATTAGTTTCTCATATAGCTTTTGAGTTACCACTACATCCTGCACGTTGTAAGTAAGCATTTCTTCGCTGAACGTACTCCATGCATCCTCAGTATCTTCTCCATAAGTTCCTTTCATTTCACCTAGTCTATATCCCCACGCCATCAGCTTGTGAGAGCCATAATATTTTCCAGGTAATTTATTTGCTTTAAGTAAGCCTGCATCTACATCTTTAATGTTTCCATAGATAAGCCTTGCCATAACTAAAGTATCTAGGCATTGTAGGTAATACTTTCTATCTACCTTAAACCACTCAAATAGCTTTCCTAACGCCGGTATATCAAAGTTGATAATGTTATGACCACAAATATAATGACCTGCCTGTAGAGCCTTCAAGAGCCTTTCAGCGCCATTAGCTACATCAGCAGGTCTATACTTAGTGATAACTCCATTCTCAATGATAACCATACAATGGCAGATTGTTAAAGTGTCCAACAAGCCGTTGGTTTCTATATCAAAATAGAGTATATTTTTCAATTAGTCCTTCCTCTCTGTATTACTTATAACTTCTCATTACAGTTTCTTTTCTTCGCCCTTTACTGAAATTAGAGATACGCTTCAAGTACCCAATTATTCTAGTGCCATAATCAATATTTGTAGAATGACACCTGATACATTCAGTACGTGTATCAACATTGATATAACCGCACTCATTACAAATAGTGCATAGTACATTAGTAGTCCAATAAGGTACGCCTAGTCTAGCAGCAGTTTCTATAAGGTGTTTAGCGTTTGCAAAGGTTAGTGTTTGCTCTAAGTTTAAGTGACAAGCAGCTCCGCCATCTAAGTATTGAGACACCTCAGCACCATGAATAGCTAGTCTATCTAGAGTTGACCATTCGTCACTTTCAACCGGGAAGAAATAACTGTTATAGCACTCTCTCTCAGCTGCATAACCATCCTCTTTATCCCACTTAGCGTTCTTGACACCTAGGTTTTCAGCAGGTACAAACTCTGTATTAAATCTAAAGCCATACTTAGCGTGAGCCTTTTTGTTTCCCTCTTGTATCATCTTCAAGTATTCCTGAAGGAACGTAACGTAAGACATAGGTTCATATGTAGCTACAGACAAGTGTTCCTTATAGTATTCATATGCTTCTAGCATTCCATTGATACCTATAGTTCCAAACTGTTTATCTAGGTCTATATAACCGGCACTATAAGAAGGCAGTACGCCTGCTTCAATGTAGTTCTGTACTAAATCCCTATAGGCTGTCAAGTACATACGTACTCTATCCAATAAGTCCTCTAAAGTACCCTCAAGTTTCCCTTCATGTATAGCTTGAAACACTCTGTTAAAGTTAATAGTTATAACTTGGAAGCTCCCGGTAGATACACCACCTGCTCCTAGAGAATAACTAAAGGTATTATCGGCTAATTCATTACGAAGTCTACAACAGCTACTAAGACTATCAGCACTCATGCTTTCATAATGAAAGAAGCTAAGTCCTTTAGACATTTGGTCAGCTAATAAATCAATGAACTCTGTATCAATAGGTTTCTTTGTATCCTTATCAACTAAGTAAGAAGCAGTTAATACCGGGAACGTAAGTAATTCTTTAGTACGCTCTAGTCTAAACCACTCCATAAAGAAAGCCTGTAAGCTCTTTACAGTTTCCCATTCAGGTTTATTACCATCCGGGAAATAAAATTCACCAAAAAGTGCCTTAAAGTAACTCTCGTCAAATATTGAAATATTCCAAAATACACTTTGGTTTCCACGTGCAGCAGCAGGTTGGTTCATGGTATACACCACGCCTTGAAGCTCCTGCATAATTTCTTTTCTATGTGTCAATAAATATTTATCACCGTATTGCTTCTTAGCGAAGTAGTCAAAGTACATAAGGAACTCAACGGTAGCTACTGCTCCGGCAAAGTCACTAGCGACTTGATACACCATATTGCAGAAAGAGCCACAAAAAGCTCTTAGGTTTCTTGGGGAGCGTGAAGTACCCCCTAGGTTCTTAGTACCTTCCATCAGGAACGGATACAGAGTTATTGATGCACAATAAGGTTTAAGTGATGTTTCATCATGAACATAAATATAATGGTTCTTAATATCGTGGATAAAATCTTCAGCTACAAAATCATCAAACTTAGAATATAATCTGTTATGTATAATGCTCCTGTTCACCTGAATGTTCTCAGCCTTCCATAACTCGCTCTCAAGGGTAGCTAAGTTCTTGGTGGTTACATTTGCATTAGCATCAAATAGAGAGCCATCAGCAGGCGTTTTCGCTTTTATAAAATTATCAATAAAGTCTAGCTTCTCTGATACCTTCTCAAGTGTTAATTTAATCATTTGGACACCAATTATCTCCTCTCACTTCTTCTTGCCCCTTCTTCTCTACAGGTGGTAATTGAAATATGTAAGTCATATCCTTCCAATCACGCTTTAAAGGGTTTCGGCTAAAGAACTTTTGATTAGTAGTTTCTTTATCTAAACCGCCTAGTGCTTCTTTATACTCACCTGTCTTTAAGTATTGTAGTTCAGCTACCTTACCTAAAGCCTTATGGATATTGGCAGTATCCTTTAGTCCACTATACAAACCTACAGGCATACCTAACGTACTCAACTCTTTTATAAGAGCTATTAGTCCGGAAGGATACACACCTTGATTATTAGTACCACCCATGATAACTACTGCATTTGCACCATGCTTTTGTTGCATAGCTGCATACGCTATAATATCTTTCATGGAAGTCCATAAGTCCCTATGAATGTTATCCGCTAGGTAACTAGAGTGACACCCTTTACATCTCTGTTTACAGCCACCTAAAGTAATGAATACCGCCATGTGATTAGGAATTTCTACCATAGTGATACCCTTGTCAACTACAGGGTACTTAATGTTTGTTATAGTCATAATTATTATTTACCTTCTTTCTTGTAATATTCTTTAGCTAAACTCATTAATAATAACTGTATCATTCTTGTAGCAGCTAGTGTTCTTGGTTCTTTAATATTTACACGTGCTGCCTCACTTAAAGTAAAACCTTCTCTTGCCTTGTACACTCTCTTTTTCTTTTTCATAATTAAAATTCTCCCATCCCTTCTATTTCTATTGGAGCTGCCTTTGTGGCTGCTTCAGCTTTCTCTAAATCATCAGTTTCCTTATTGTACGTTAGGTATCCCCCAATACCTGTTTCGCCTGTAAAGCGGTTCTTTAATACCCTTAACTTAACTAAATTCTTCTCTCCATCTTCAGCTTGTTGGTCACGCTCTAACGCTATGACAGCATCTGAGAGTTGAGCTAGTGCTTGACTTCCTCTTAAATGAGATAGAGAGATAGCTCCGCCTTCCTCAGCAGGTTTACCTTCCACTCTTTTTAGGTGAGAGATAATCAAAAGACCAACTCCTGTTTCCTCAGCAAGGGAACGTAAGTTGGTCATAAGTACATCTGTGGCTTTTCTTTCGTTATCAATATCTAAACCGGATATAGCTATAGTTATATGGTCCAAGATAATAAAATCACATTTCTCAGCTACTGCTAAGTACCTCATTTTAGATAATAGGTTGTTGCTTTCAAGGCTTCCAAAGTGCTGATAAAAGACAAAGTTACCTGTGCCTAGAGTTTCCTCAAAGACCTTCTTGTACTCCTCGTCTGATATGATATGCCTATTGAGAGCTAACCTCTTGCCTGAATGTATAGCCATAAGTCCCTGAGCTGTCCGGGTTATAGGTTCTTCTAGCATCATAAGACCACATTTTAGTCCTAAGGTACACCCAAAGTGATGTGTAATCTTACGGACAAAGGTAGTTTTACCTATGCCTGTACCTGCTGTAATAAGCACTAACTCCCCCTTGCGTACACCTTGCAACATTTCCTGCATAGGTATATCCCATGGTAACGTATAGCCTATACTCTCTTTACTTTCGTCCATGAGTGTATCTAATAACTCACTACCGTTCACTATACCGTCCGGTCGATAAACTGTAGCCTGCCATATAGCTGCTAGTACCTTATCGGCTATACCTGCTAATAAACATTCATTGGCATCCTTCATGGGTAAAGTAGCTATCTTTAGTACACCCGGCGGTAAGATACCGCATACTTCCTCTGTAGCTTTTCTCCCCGGCTTGTCCATATCAAACATAACGATAACTTCTTCAAAGCCTTGCAGCCACTCCATGTTAGCGTTAAACACCTTCTTGGCACTTTGGCATCCTTGCGGTATACTTACAACAGGATACTTGTTACCGTTGAGTTGACTAACCGTTAGGCAATCTATCTCACCTTCAGTTATCACAAGTTTCTTGCCATTGTTCCATAAGTGTTGCCCAAAGAATGTTTCGGATATATGACCTAGAGTTTCAAAAGTCTTATCAGCATATCGTATCTTTTGCCCTATCATTTCGTTGTCTTTATTGTAATAACACGCCACTTGAATAGGCTTTGTGTTTCGTTTGCTTAGGTAATAACCATACTTTTGACAGGTAGCTTTAGTGATACCTCTTGCCCTTAATGGTTCAGAATACATTTCATTTATTGTAATTAAATTTACGCCCTTCTTAACTTTCGTTACAGGCTGTGTTACCTCGCTATTGGTATGATTATGATGTGTTTGACATGAGAAGCAGTAGCTATGCCCATCAGAATAAACGGACATAGCATCTGAACTTCCGCAGTCTACACAAGGTTGTCTTTTCAATATCTCTACAACTTCCTCGTCCATCTGCTTTACTCCTTTACGTCTTTATACTTATTATGTAGCGTACTCAACAGCTCCTCTAAGGAAACCTGCTGAGCATCACTACATGACTTTCCATTCACTAGTATATAAATACTCGTTTCATTATCGGGTAAATTCCACCCTGCAATAGCTTCTTCGTTTCTATCAGCTTCTATAAAACCACCTTCCGTAATAAAGTAGTGATAGCCTGTATCTAACTCTCCTTTCTTACGACATAAACAGAAATACTCTCCTACACTTTTACATCCTGTGTCGAGAGTATTGACTATTAGTTTAGTTGTCGTTATCCTTTTTCTGAAGTTCAATTTACTGTTAGTCATATTATTTCTTTACTTTTACAACAAGACCTTTCGTGTCCTTTTTGCCTTCCTCTAACCACGCTAAAGGTATTAGCTTATTAGCATATTTGAAGTTATGTTTCTCGCACCATTCAGCATAAGTAGTCTTAGAGCCTTTATATAACTTCGTCTTTGTATTAGAGAACACAAAGCGTATATCAAGGTTCTTGTACTGCTCTTTAATGAATAAATGCTTTTGTCTATCTCCTACCTCAAATAGTCCTTTAGCTTCCACTATGATACCGTTAGGTAAAAGGAAATCAGGTGTATAAATATGGTTAGATGCAGGTATAACGTATGGTATCTTATACTTCTCATAGCATACTTCACCTTCTACATTAGCCAACTGTTCACTTATCTTATCCTCTAGTCCACTCCGGTATGTTGTATTATAAGTTTTACTGTATCCCCCTCTCCTACTGAATGTTAATTTTGATGTCATTATTAGAAGTCCGCATTTTCCGGACATTCTTCATCCGTAATATCTTTGCCCATATCAGCCATAGAGGTATTATCTTCTACAGCTTCATAACCATCTTCTTTCTCAAAGCCTAAAGCTCCTGCATCCACTGCCCCATTATATTCATGCAGGTCAAGCACTTGGATACCCTCAAGGTACATAGTGAGCCCATAGTTATTAGCTGCCATGATATAAGGTCGAATACTGAAGGCTACTTTAATGATAGAGTTATTACCTATGTTACAGTTAATTGGTGTACCTTTGCTATCAAAGATAGGTACTCGGTTCTTAACTACCTCACCACTCTTAGTTGTAAACTCACAATTAGTCTTAAACTTAAATAAGACATTCCCATCTTTATCTTCCGACATACCAAAGTTGGGTTCGCCTTTAAGTTTCTTTCCTTCAAACTCCTTATCACCTTGAATTGCCTTCTCAAACTCAGCTGTCAAGAACGCTTCTAACTTGCTTGCATCTTTAGCACTAGGCATAATTTTAATACTGTACTTGCCTGTGGATACGTTCTTGTAGGTTTCCGGTTTAATTAAATTTGCCCAAAATGCTTGCCCCTTGGGCGTGTTATAAACTATTTTCTTTGCCATGTTATCGCACTTCCTTTTCTTTTCTTTTATTTTTCTTTAATCTTTTAATATCCCTGATGTATGCTGCGTGTCGCTGCCCACTATCATATTCAGATGACACAAACCATGGGCATTCCGAGCTATCATCCCCTGATAAAGTTACTATTGTACCTTCATCAAACCCTGTATATTCGCTATTAGCTACTACTTCTTTAAATTTCTTTCGTTCCATAATTAAACACTCCCTTTTCTTTTATTTTTCTTTAATCTTTTGATATGATGGATACCTATCAATTGCTTCCTACCATCATCAGATTTAGATAACACAAACCATGGATAGATTGAGCCACTATCCTCAAATAAAGTTACTATTGTACCTTTATTAAAATATGCGTTTAAACTTGTCTTTACCTTAAATTCAACTTCCCCTTTAGCTACTACCTCTCTAAATTTCGCTAGCTTCATAATTAAACACTCTCCTTTTTAAATTTTAATGTAGCCTTTAAGCTCATTATTTCCTGCAAATAGTTAATATACCTATCAACTATAACTAGCCTATCTTTTACTTCCTTTGTAAACCTTACAAGGTCTTTGCGTTCGTCTTGCAACGCTGCCATCTCAATAGCATCAAAATTGTCATCAGCTTCAGCTGTAGGCATATTAACTACTTCAATAGGGTCTGTATCCTGCAACATAGCTGTAAGATGTGAAGGTCTTTTCATTTGTTATATCACCTCACTTTTACTATTATCAACTTTAAACGATAAGCCTGTTAGCTGATGCGTAGTCAATAACATTAGTTCTTG